ATAACGCAAATGGCAAAAAGAGGCCATTTAATGTAGTATCAAATAAAGACACTAACGTTGGTATCAGTAAAAAATGAAGAAATTTCTCCCTTTACTACTGTTATTATCAGCACCAGCTTATGCTGATATGACATCTAAATTCACATCAAGCATATCTATTAAAGTAGATGCTGCCATGACTCAGGCAAATAGAATCGGTGCTCAGTATAGTGCTTCTGGTACAAATATTGGAACGTCAGATTCAGATGGTGTTCTTGGAGGTTTATCAGTTAATGCTGGTGTAGTCAGCTTTGATTCTGGAAGTTATTCAATAAATGGATGTAGTGATACAATCCCAGATTGTGCAGATTCTTTTGCGTTTAGTGAATCATACTTAACACCTGATACGATCCCATCAAATAACGGCACTGAAAATACAACAATTACTGCCGGTACTGTCCCTAACTTTGGAAGTGTAATTTCTACTGCTGCTGGTGATGGAGATGGTGCAGATTTTGATGCTTTTTCTAACCATGAAATAGATGGTCTTTCAGTTGGTGGCCCAGGTTCTACAGTTACAGGTCAGTTCGTAACGGAGATAACTGTTAGATGATATATGAAAAAGCTATTACTACTGCTTTTGTTATATGCCATACCTGTTAAATCACAGCCTGTCGTCCCTAACTTCACAACGGGAACTCTTTCAAGCACCACAAATACAACAACCTCAATCAGTGAGACTATTACTTCTACAGATTATTTTGGTAATTCTTACGAGTATTCTGTTACTGGATTGGGAGTCACAACCGATGGATCAGTCGCTCCAGATACAACGGATGTTACAGGGACAGTAAATGGACAGAGTCAGACATGGACAGGACTAGATTTATCGACAGCAAACAAACCTCAGTTTACACTAAGCGATTCAACTTCTGGGAATCCATTTCAGTTCACAGAAACTTATCGTGGCCCAGGTGGAATATCAAACGTAACAACGATCCAAAGAAATATAGAGTCAGAAAGCGTAGTCACAAGTACATCAGTGTTCTCTCAGTAATTCTGCTATCACCCACGCAGGTTTTAGCTAACGCAGTAAGTCAATCAAATAATGGCTCGGTTACGAATATGGCTGTGCAAACTTTGACAGGTAATATGACCACTAATCAATATGGTGGAAATATTGTATGCCAAGGGCCAACTTTATCTATCAGTCCTTTTACTACCTTTGGAGCGAATTATCGTAAGCCTTATAGGGATTTTTATGAAACACCCGTTTACGATCCAACAGACTTAGTGGGTGATTTTGATGATGATGGCAACCCCATACCAGATGGTACACCAGATAATCCAGGAAATATTCTTTATCAGCAAAAGAATTATTCTGGAACGAATAAAGATAGTTATGCTTTGAACTTTGGAATATCAGCTACATTCAGTATTCCATTAGATAGAGGATTTCAAAATCAATGTAAATCTGCTGCCGATACACAAATAGCTATACAAAATCAGGTGTTAGAGAATAAAAGGCTTGATTGGCAGATTGCCAGAATCCGTGAATGTGGAAAATTAAAACAGGAGGGCATTTTAATAGCTGAATCAAGCCCATTTTTCGATATTTGTAAGGATATTTATTTAGTGCCGAAGGCTAATCAGGTATTACCACATAATCATAAATTAAAGTAGATAAGTCACGGGTATTAAACTCATCTACGGATTATTATTCTACCTTATCTTTCTTCTTTGTCAGTTTTTTAACGAT